GTCGTTCCATCTTTGTCTAACTGTTCCTGGAACATAGTTGCTTTAACCTCAGTACCAATCTCTTTATCTAAGAACCATATAAACAACATCTCATCTCCAGCATCTGGAGCAAAAGATAAAGTTACTGTTGCGTTTGTTTCATTTATCCCACTTATATAATCATTGCTGATGTGCTGACCATTCCTAACTACTAATATGTGGTCACTTGTGGATGGTATTTTACCTTCATTCTCTGTCAATGTAAATGTAGAACTACCACTAGCAACAATCTGCTCTTGAACTACTTTTAATTAATTAGGAAATGTCTGAAACCAAACAAATGCTAAACTGTCATCAGCAGATGGAGTGTAGTTTAATGTAATTGTATTCCCACTTATTCCTACAAATTTAGCATAGTCTAAATGCAATCCATTGACAAAAGCAAAAACATTTTTAACCCTACTTGTTAATGTGCTTGTAGTTGTAAATGTGTTTGATCCTCCGCTAAATATCTCTTGGAATATATTACCATTAACAACTGTCTTTATAAACCAAATAATTACTATAATATCCCCATTATCTGGAGTAAATGTCAACTCTAATGTTCCATTTACTGAATCTAAAGAAGCAAAATACTTTTCACTCAAAAACAAACCATTCCTTGTTACCATCACATCACTTGCATTTTCTGGCAACTCTTCTGTTTCTGTTACAGTAAATACTTTACTTACACCATCAGCCACAAACCTTTCTTGTTGGATAAATCCATAACCTCCTCCACCACCACTTAACTCTGTTCCATTCTCTGTACTTACTATACTTGTAGTATTAGCAATAGCACCACTATTCTCTGACCTAAAAGTAAATGGTCTTTCAAAATCTCTTGGTAATGCTCTAACTGTTGCTTCTGTAAATCCCATTACTCTTCAAAATTTATTTTCCACCAATTACCCTTTACTCTATCTTCAAACAATACAATCTCTCCTCCTTGAAACACCCAATATTCTCCATCATACTTTATTGCATAATGTGGCAGTAAAAACTTTGCACTTGCATTCTCTACAATAAACGACATATCAGCAAAATACTTTACTGGACTTAATTGTGTGCTTATGATTTCATTGGCTAACAATTGACTTATATTCTTTTCTGATATTTTAGGACTACTCCATTTTAAATTAGCAGCACTACTACTTGTAACCCATTCTGTCCCATTCCATACGTCAATTCTGCCAGGACTATTTAAGTTAGGGCCATCTCCTAATATAGATGTAGTTTCATATTTCTTTGTAGCATATTCGTCATTAACTGCCTTATATTCTAGTATATCGTTTTGTTCCCCAAAGAATTGTAAAGAAACATACTCTCCATACAATGTGTCAACACGATAATTAGTTTCTAATTTACCTAAAGATAAAGGAAAACCATCTAATGTATATGCACCTAATAAATAAAATTCTAATCCATATCCTAAGGCATAAGGCAAATTGTCAATAATAAAACTATCTGTTACTACATACCTTTGGTCAGCATATTGAACTGGAACAACTATCTTGTAGTAATTATTTTGATCCGTTGTCCACTCTGCTGGTTGATATACATAATTACCATTAGTATCAAATATAACTTCTCTTTTGTAAGTACCTTCGTTCCTTGTAGGAAAGTCAAATTCAGTTAAACCAGCATCTATAATCTTAAATCCAAACACTAAATAATGAGCAGTATGTGCAGAATTTATTAGATACTTACTATCATAATTTAAAGTATATCTAATTGTTAAAAACGCCTCTGTAAGTGTAGGATCTAAATCAGATAAAATCTTTCTTTGTAAAGATGGGTCTATTTGGTCAGTAAACTCCTCTCCAGCTAATAAGTTTCTTGTACCTATATGTTCGTACTTTACTTTTACTTCTTTTAATGCTGGTAAATATTTAAACACACCGCCACCTTCTCTTATTATTTCTGTGTCATTAAGTGTGCTTTGATTATTCTCAATAACTAATTGCTCTCCAAATAAATTGTATATTGCTATATTTTGGTCATTTATAATATTCCACCAAGGCTTTGACGCTTCAGCAGTATCATATTCATTTATTTGAACAAAATAAACATATCTGCCACTAAAAATCCATCTACCTCCAAATGCAATTGCTATATACTTTAAAACGTCATAACATGACCTATAATGAACATTGCCTTTGCTATCTTTCCACTTAAATGCTTTGTGATGTATTCTTAAATGGTTTAAAGGATTATATGCTCCAATTATACCAGTAGTCATATTCCTTTCATACCAAGTCATTAAGAACTTAATATAAGTGTTACTACTTCCATAAATCTCATCTAAAAATGGCAACTTGTCTAACGCATTTAATATATGTTCTAAAAGTGTAGCATATCCAGTATACTCATTTAAACCATTACTATAATCCGCAGTCTTTAACCAATTAAATCCATCCTTTGCAGTCAATTGGAACTCGTAGCCAATATCTAAAGTAGTATCTTGTTGTACAACTAAGTCTGGCACTATATATCCAACCCATCTAAATTCTGTAGGAGTATCGTCATCTTCGATTAAGATATAAAAACGATCCTCTGGAGCATTTAATAAATCTTCAGTAAATGTATTTAATGCAGTAGTGTTAATAATAATATTTACTGTAGCTTGGCTACTAACTATGGGACTAAATCTATCATCTTCATCTCCATCAAAATCATATCTTATTACACAATCAACACATTCAAATTCTAATGGAGTGTCAACGTAAAGACTATCATATATACTTATAGTATACTCATGTTGCCTTTCACTATAAAACGTACTTTGTAGTCTTACACCCATTATCTACTTCTGTTTCTTTTTGCTCTTTCAACTGACAATAATAAATCTGCCCCACTTAATCTTGATGTTAAAACCATATCTCCTCCACTATTAGTTTCTGCTAAAATGCCCTTTAATTTATCTAATGGAGCAACTACTTCTGGGTTCATTCTATTTGTTCCGCTACCTTCTCCAATCAATGCGTTTACTGGCCCATATACTAACCCACCATCAGCAAATCCTAAAGCACCCTTAAATACTGCATTAAATACATTACCTCCTGGCCCAGCAATAGCAGCACCAATAACGCTACCTGATGGGAAAATGATTGACATAAGAGTGGCTAAAATAAGTGCTTTTGCAATTGCTTTTACTATTTCAACAACTAACTGTTTTATTGCACGTCCAATATTGCTAAACAAATCATTAGTCGCAACTGTATTAGCTAAACTAATAACCGCAGCCTCCGCAGCTTGTAATTGTTCCCTCGTAGCAGTTCCACTATTCTCTAGTTTTAATAACTCTTCTCTTGCTTCTGCAAGATTTGCTTTTGCCTCTTCTCTAATCTGAAATCCTTCTGTAATTATCTTAGAAAAAGAATCAATAGCATTTGTTAAATAACTTTGTATTTGATCTGCATTTCTTACTAAAAACTTATTGAAGCCGTTTAAATTTTTGTAGGCTTCTTGGTTAATCTTTGCATTTGCACCGCCTAATCCAATTATTTGAGTTTTTAAAAACTCTGCTTCTGCACTTCCTTCTCCTAATGTATCGACTACTAACTCTAGTGCAGAATACAACTTATCTAACTGAATATCATTTATTTGTTCAGCAGTTAGTGCAAAGTTTATTGCTTTCTTGTCTACTTCTTCTAAATCTCTCTGCAAGTCATCGAATACAAAAGTTTTTACTTCTGTTTGTAGTTTTTTAACTAACTCGTCATACTTATCTTCTAATTGCAAAAAGTCAATAGACTCTACTGGTATATTTATCTGAGCATCTTTTATTGCTTCTAACTGCTTTTGTATAGTAGAGATTATGTCATCCCCTTTTATTTGAGCAGTAAATTCAATGTCAGCTAATTCTTGTAATACTTTTTTATAGTTATTTATCTCTAAACTTAACTCATCAACAATAGCCTTTTGCTTGACAAATTGTTCAGTTATCTTTTTTAACGCATTCTCTCTTTGTGATTGATCTTCAATATCATAAGCCTCAGATAAAGCAGATTTAATTGCACTTAATTTTTCTTGAGCAATTTCTAAATCAGACTTATCAAACAACTTTCCAAAATAATCTATCTTGGCTAACTCCTCTTGTAACTTTTGAAAAATACTTTTAACGCCATTAGCAGTATTCTCTGCACCGTTTACTATTTCATTTTCTGTTGGTGTTGGCGTTTGATATAAATCAGCTAAACTGTCATATACTGCTTTAATAGCACCATCTAATGACTCTATCTCTTCTGTTGCTCTATTAGCAGCACTACCACCAGCTTCAAATGCACCACCTATTCCCCCTCCAGTTATTATTGATGCACCAATCCTTAAATAATCTCCTAAACTTAAATTTATCTCATCTAAATCTCCTTTTGCTATTCTTGCCTTTCTTGCTTCTAATTCTCTAATCTCATTAATAGCAACTTCAGTCTGTATTTGTTTTTTAAGAGTTTCTGTATATGTAGTTGTAGCCTGGTCTAAACCAACTACTTCTCCCTTTAATATGCTTACACTTTTAAATTGATTATTAGTTATAGAATTTAATTCTTTTAATAATCGTTCTTTATTGGCTACTGTAGTGTTCTCATTCTTTATAGCACTTATTAAAGCCTTTACCTCTACTGTTCTTTCATTTAAAGTATCAGCAGTCTTTGATTGTACTTTATTTAATGTGTCTTGAGTTCTATTAACTCTATCTAATTCAACATTGTAGTCTTTAAATAACTTTTTTACAATACTTACTACTGCTACTATCCCAGCAATAGGTAAAGCAATATTGCGTAATGCTAACCCAAATGCTTGTGCAGCACCTCCAGCTTGTCTAAATGTAGCAACTATTCTAAGTAAACCAATTTTAGTTATACCGACAAACTTTAATAAATTACTAAACCCTCCACCTATAAAGTCTAAAGTATTCTTTAATATTAATCCAGTCTTAATAACCGCAGATATACCCAACAATACTGGGCCAATAGAAGCAGCAAATAATGCAATCTTTACAATCGTTTCTTTAGTTCCACTATCTAGTGACTTTAGAAATACTGTTAATCGAGCAACTCCATTACTAATCTTATCTAATGTGCCTACTAAATCAATAGACTCACTAATAATCTTACCAAGTTCAGCTACTGCAATCTGTATGTTAGTAGTAAATGTTTCAATAGCTTTTGCAGCACTAATCTGTACATTTTGGAAGTCAGTATTTGTTTCAATACTCTTAACTAACCTATCTACAAATTCTTGAGCAGACACACCAGCACTTCTTAATCCTTCAGCAGTAACAGTTCCAAACTCATCTTTAAGAATCTTACCAATTGCTGGTATTCTTTGCTTGATAATCCTTAAATCTGTTTCTAGTACCCTACCTAAAGATAATGACTGTGCAAACTGTCTAACAATTTCTGAAATGTCTGCAATCTCTGATCCAGATACAGTAGCAGCAATACCCAACTGTTTAATGATATTCCTGGCTTTATCTGCCTCAATCCCTACTGCTTGTAATTGTAATGCTCCACTTGCTGCACTCTTTAAGTCTAGTGTAGTTCTTGCATCCTTGACAACATCTAACAACTTATCTAACTCCTCTGCTCCAGTTGTTCCTTGTGCTGCAAATACATCTAAACCCTTTTCTAGTCTATCAAAGTCAGCAAAAGTCTTAACTGCTGCTGCTCCAGCCAATCCAAGTGGTAATGTTATATTTGTAGTGAGTGCTTTACCTAATGCTTGTGTTTGATTGCTAAATTTAGTTAATTGGCGTTGGACTTTGTTAATCTCAGCATTAAATGCCTTGGTATCAATTCCTATCCGAAGTAATAAATCCTTGAATCCGTTTGCCATCTAACTTGTCTTTTTTAACAACCTTTGGAGAATCCATCTTTTTTATTATTGATGAAATCTCTTCTTTACTTAGGTTCTTTTTCTTTGTTTTAGGTTTCTCCCAACTAAATTCTCCCAACTCTTTTGGATCTTTAATGTGCTTACCTTTAGGCATCTGTACACTAATTTGTAAAGCTGCATTATACCTACTTACTTCATAAGCTAACTTAGCCTCTTCAAATCGTCTGTCATTATAACCTACTATAGCATTAATCGCACTTCTCATGTCTGCCTCGTAAAAATCAGTATATCCCCAACCTAACTCTCCCATGACTTTTCTTTGTAACCAATCAATAGTTACTTTTATATCTTCTTGACTGCCCTCTGTCTTTTTTTTTGCTCTCCATTTACTTGAGGCATACTTTCAGTAAATGACTTTGCAATCTCTTCAATTACATCTGGATTATCATCAATAAAGTCAAAGAAATCAGGATCAAACTCCATATCAAAATCTTTCTTTGCTTTTCTGTGACCCTCTTTCAATGCCATCCAAAACAACTTCATCTGACCCTCTAATCCACATTTACTAATAACATCTTGTATGTCAATATTGGCAGAACCCTCACTACCTCCATATTCTTTTGTAAACTGTAAGATTACTCTAAGATTAAATGAGATATAAAGAGTTCTGCCTGGTATTTTTAGTTCTTTGTACATCTGTCTTTTATTTTAATTGTTATGCTACAGTTCCAATAGTTACTGCTCCACTTACTTCAATTGTTCCATCAAAAGCAACTTCAGTATCAGCAGTAGCAGTTTGATTCAATGCAGTAATGTAACCAGCACCACTCAACTGAACATCTCCAGCCGTTGAAGTAGCCATTACCCAATAAATCAAAGTCTTACCATCAAAATAATCTAATAAACCACTTACGTTATCTTCACTTGCAGTTTCATCATATCTAACTAAACCACTAAATGAAATTGTAGCAGATTTTGTTTTAGGGAAGATTTCTCTCCATCCTCCACTTCCACTATCCTTTGTAGTAATATCAGTTACATCTAATGATAGTGATAATGAGGATTCAGTAGCGTGAAATATTTCTACCTCACTACCTTGTGTACTACTCAATGTTAATCGTAGCAACGTTCCATCTATAAATCCAGTACTTGGCATAATTTTAAAATTTAATTTTCTAACTTAATTCTATAAGATAATTCTAAAAAATGGACATCTATGTCGAAATCAAAAAACTCTTCCTCATCTAAATATCCAATTCTTTTAACTGTAACACCTTCAACTGTGCCATTATAATTATTTATTGCGTTTTTTACCGCTTCACTTATCTCTCTTAATGTATCGTACTTTTTACTGTATATGTTTATATAACCAATAAAAGTGACATTATCAGCAATGCCATTTTTAGTTACAATAGGATCAGCACTTCTAGTCTTATATACAATAAAAGGGAACTCAGTCTTATCTGGAGCAAATGATGGATATACCTTATTAGTTCCCATCAACGTGGTTAGTGCAGAATCTGCACTTAATAAGCTATACAATACTTTACCTATGTCCATTACTTAAAGTTTAACCTTGTTTTAGCTTTACTCCAAACATCTAATGCCTTCTTTTCCATATTCTGCAATGCCTTATTACCTCCTTTACTTACTGCTGGTTTTAGAACTTTATTTATGTAATCTTTAATTGTACTACCTCTACCAAAAGCCATTGGAGCATAATATCCATCAGACCTCGCTGGACTCTTACCATATACATCTAACGCTTGTTTACCCATAAACGCACCAACAAAAGATTTGTCAGTTTTCTTTAAATTAGTTTGTGGAATACGTCTAAATGCTTTTCTTAAATTACCAGGAACATACTTTGCAACTACTTTCTTTTTGACATATCTTGGATTTTCAAACGGATGACCCCACTTGTCTGGGAAAGAACGAATAGGAGTAGATTGTCTACCTGGCCGAACTAAAGCATTAGCAGCAGCAAAAGTAATTCTACGCTTTTCAGTCTTAGTCATAAACTTACCTAACTTACTCAGCCTTGAATTAACTATTTTTAATCCTACTACATCAATACTCATAATTCACACATTCTAATATCATGTAATCCTTATTCTCTTCTCTGATTGCTACTATATTAAATATATTCTGAGAAGATGCCATCGTCAAATCTACTAACCTCATCTCTGTTGATAATCCGGTACGTCTACGAATCCTATAAAAAACAGATGTAGTAGCTACTTTCTGTTGTTCTTGAGGCTTTTCATCCGTTCTCGTAATACGGAAATCAGCTTCAGCATATAGGGTAATATAGTCACTAAAAATGAAATCAGTTTCCCCA